CTGAAGCTATTATAAATTATCAAACAGGATCAGATCAAGCTCAAGGAACAGCGTTTCAACATTTATCAGATCAGTTAGAAGCAGATAATGACAGTTGCTTATGTGGAACTTTACATATATTTGATCCAAGTAATACAACATTTGTAAAACATTTTATAGCTAGAACACAATTTCATCAAGCTGATCCATCTTCAAGAGAATATTATGTTGCTGGTTATTTTAACACAACTACAGCTTTAACTAGGTTTCAATTTAAAATTTTAGGAACTAGTGGAGGTGCTGGTAATAGTAATACTATAGACGCTGGAACAATCAAAATGTATGGAGTTGTGTAATGTCAATTGTAACTTATAACAACAGAAGCATTGCAAATGTCTCAGCCGTACCTGGGGCAGCTAAATCATTAACACTTATCAAAACTTTAACTGCTAGTTCTAGTTCTACACTGTCTTTTGTAAATGGTAGTGATGATGTAGTGTTAGATTCTACTTATCCTATTTATTTATTTAAGTTTATTGGTATTCACAATAGTGCTGTAGCTCAGTTTCAAGTTAATTTTAGAGATGGTGGTTCTAACTATGATGCTACTAAAACTACGACATCTTTTTATGCTTACCATGCAGAAAATGCTGGAGAAGCAGCATTAAGTTATGTAACAAGCACAGACGAAGCACAGTCTACAGATGCACAAGCACTTACAACAAGTCCAGGAATTGAAAACGATGAAGCTGGTAGTGGAGAAATGTATTTATTTAATCCATCATCTACAACATTTGTAAAACATTTTTTAGGTACAATGAATTATGTAGATGATAGTGGATCTCCATTATCTGTTCAGTTTAATATAGCAGGATATTGTAATGTTACAGCAGCTATAGATGCAGTTCAATTTTCTTGCTCAAGTGGCAACATAGACGCTGGCACAATAAAACTCTACGGACTAAAGGATTCATAATGAGCATAGTTACACTTAATAATAGAGCAGTTAGATCGGTATCAGCCTTTGGGTCAGCAAATGCTGGATCTATGGTGTTTATTAAAAAGTTAACAGCATCATCTTCTGGTACTTTGTCGTTTGTTAATGGTGCAAGTTCAGTAGTTTTAGATAATACTTACAAAGAATATTTATTTACATTTAATTCTATTCATCCAGGAGCAGACAGCCAACATATAGGTTTTCAAGGTTCTACTGATACTGGTTCAAATTATGGAGTAACTACAACATCAACTTTATTTAGAGGTTATCACGCAGAAAATGATAGTGATTCTGGTGTGGCTTATAGAGCTGATTATGATGTAGACCAAGGAACAGGTTTTATTCCTCTTGCGGATGGAATTTCTACTGGTGCTGATAACGATCAAACTGTAAGTGGATATATTCATTTATTTAATCCTAGCTCTACCACCTTCGTCAAGCATTACATATCTAGGTTTAATGAGTGTCATCAAGTAAATTATAGCATTGATGGACATGTAGCAGGATATTTTAATACTACAAGTGCAATAGATGCAATACAATTTAAAATGTCATCTGGCAACATAGACGCTGGAGATATTTGTTTATACGGAATTTTATAATAAGGAGAAAAAACTATGCCAAGATATCATAATATAAATGGTAACAAAGTACAATTTACAGCAGCTGAAGAGACAGCTAGAGACAATGAAGAAGCGGCTTGGGCTAATGCAGCTCCCGCTAGAGCTTTAGCAGATCTAAGATCTAAAAGAGATAGTCTTTTAGCAGCATCTGATTGGGAAATTACATCGGAACTTGAAAAAGGTAATGCTATATCATCTGATATGAAAACCTATAGACAAGCTCTTAGAGATCTACCTTCAGGTAAAGACACTGTTGCTAAATGTGAAAACGCTACATGGCCAACTAAACCTTAATGGCTAGGCAAAGTTTTTTACATTTTACACCACGACCAAAACCCAAAAAAAGAAAAGGTATACACCGTAAAAATTTAAACAAAAGATCAACATTTAAAAAATACAATCGACAAGGAAGATAACAAATGGCAAAAACAGTAGACACAGTAGCATTACAGACAGGTTCAGTTAAACCTACTTCTAGTAATCAAACTACTTCTAGTAAAGCTACATCGTTAATTGAATCTATAGTAGCTAAACCTACTTTACCTACAGGCACTACTATATCCCCTGAATTACAAAATGTAAAAACTAATGAATTAATGGCAACACCTGGTGTTACAGGTACTACAGCAGCAGCTACACCAACAGCTGTAGCAGCACCTACAATAACAGGAGCCGCAGCACCTACAGCTACAACAGCAACAGGACCAGCAGCACAAGCAGCACAAACTGCAGGGACAACTACAATAGCAGGCTCAACTCCTACTATGACTGCAGCTCAAGGTACAGTAACAGCACCAGCAACAGCAGCTCAAGGTACAGTTAGTACTGATGCTACAGTTAGAGGTCAGTTAGCTGACTTACAACAAGATGTAACTACAGCAGTACAATCTGGTAATCCTTTACCTGTATGGGCTAGAGGTGCAGCAAAAGCTACTGAAGCAGCATTAGCTAATAGAGGTATGAGCCAAAGTTCTATGGCAGCTGAAGCATTAGCTGAAGGTATTATGAACTCTGCTATACCTATTGCTAAAGCAGATGCAGATACTTATAAGCAAATGATATTTCAAAATCTTGCTAACAATCAACAGGCTGCAATTACAAATGCACAATCATATCTACAAATGGATATGGCTAACTTATCTAATACACAGCAAGCAAGTTTACAAAATTTAAATACAAGACAGGCATTTTTAATGTCAGATCAAGCAGCAGCAAATGCATCAGCTCAATTTAATGCTACTAGTCAAAATCAAGTTAATCAATTCTATGATAACATGTCTGGACAAATGGTAGAACAAAACGCAGCTAGAAATGATGCTATGAAACAATATGCAACTAGTGAAGCTAATAAGATTGAAGCATTAAATACACAGAATACAGTACAAGTAGATGAAGCTAACGCAGCTAGAGAATCTGCTATTAATCAATTTAATGCTACATTAGATAATCAAAGACAGCAATTTAATGTTAATAATCAAAGAGAAATTGATCAATCAAATGTAGTTTGGAGAAGAGGTATTAATACTGCAAATACTGCAGCTGTTAATGCAGCTAATCAAACTAACGCACAAAATTTATTAGGCTTATCTAACTGGGCAATGTCAGCAGCATGGCAGCAATGGAGAGACGAAGCTTCATGGGTTAATACTGCTTCTGAAAATGAGCAAAATAGAAATCACAATTTAGCCATGGCAGCACTTGAAAGATCAGCAGAAGTAAATTTACAAAATGCAAAATCTAGAGATGCTATGTATCAAATGATTGGTAAATTTGGTTTTGATTTATTTAATTAATAAGGAGATATATGTTAAAAGGTTTATTTAAAAAAGGAGTAACAGCAGCAGCTGGATGGGTAGGAAATGCTATTGGAGGACCTACAGGGGGTGCTTTAGCTACAAAATTTACAAGTAGTTTATTTGATAGACAGGGTAGTGGGGGTAATTTTCAAATACAAGATACATCTGTACCTCAACAAAGTTACGGAGGTAGAATGGGATTTGAAAGATCTGATAAAGCTGGCACTACTGGTCGTATAAAAACTGCTAATGCAGAAGAATTAAATAATGAATGGGACTATCGTTTAACTAAATGGTTTAGAAATAAAGATAGTATGTTTACATAAGGAGATACATGGATAAATTTACAGAAGCACCTAATAACCCTTTTGATGCACCAATTCCTGGTCAAGGATTAACAGATAAACCTGGGAATTATCCTTGGGAACATCCTCCACAATATACAGATACTATGGAAGCATCTGAATTTATATGGGATAAATTAACTGAACCTCTATTTGCACAACAAATAATTGGTATGTTAGATGCAGGTGTTTCTGTAGAAGCTATAGCTAGAACTGTAGTATTTGCAGGGTTTACAGAAGGTAAATTTACTCCAGATGTAGGATTTATGTTAGCAGAAACAGTTATGAAAATGATAGCTACTATTGGATTTACAGGTAATGTAAAAAAATTTAGAATATCTATGCAAGATTTAACTAACAATAAACAAATGAAAGAAATACTAAATCTTAAAAGTAAAAATGAAGAATTAAAAAAAGCAAGTAAAAGCCTAGCTAAAGATATAAAAGCAATACCAGAGCAAAAAGGTTTAATGGCTGCTCCACAACCTAAAGAAGAGGAGGTAGCTTAATGAGTGCATTTAGAGGAATATTAACTGGCTTTGGAATGGCTGCAATTAAAGATAAAGAAGCTAAAGACAATGCTAAAATGGAAGTTGTTAAAGCAGCAGGATT